AAAAATGGGTTTATTTACAAATCCAGATGGAAGTTATCCTGATCAAAGTATGTCTAATCCTCTTCAAAATATTTCTAATCCTATTCAACAACAATCTCAACAAATAGCACCATTAGTATTTAGTAATCCAGAAAGAGCATCAAGAATAGAAAGTTCTTTACAAAATGCATCTTTTGGTGGAGCTGATATTAGAAGTATTTTAGAACAATTAATAAAAGCTAATTACTTAGCAGAAGGTGGTAGAGTTGGTTATGAAATGGGTGGAGATGTTATGAATCAATATGATGAGACTATAAAATATAATCCAAATTTAGGTCAGTTTGTAAATTCAACAAATCAACAACCCGTAGACCAAACTCAATTACTACAATGGGCAACACAAAACCCTGAACCATTAAAGACACGTAATCAAATGGATCCAGCATTACTTGGACAACTAATACAATCATTGAAATCATAACCAAAATCATATAGAATATTACAATGGCAGAAATAGACGACGCTTTACCCAATACCAAAACAACTGTAGAACTTCCAAGCGCAACTGAAATAATTCAAGAACAAGAAAATCAAATTCAACAAGTTGAAGGTGAAGGTGGTCCAGTTGAAATTACAATGGATGAAGAAGGTGGAGCAGAAATTTCTTTTGATCCAAAAGTTGCATCTCCAGAAGGCGGAGAAGATCACAATGCAAACTTAGCAGAATTTTTAGAAGACGATGTTTTAGATCCGCTTGGTAGCGATCTATATAATCAATATGTTGATTACAAAGAATCAAGAGGAGATTGGGAAGATAGCTATAGAGAAGGTTTAGATTTATTAGGATTTAAATACGTAAAAAGAACAGAGCCATTTAGAGGAGCTTCGGGTGTAACACATCCAGTTCTTGCAGAAGCAGTTACTCAATTTCAAGCTCAAGCTTATAAGGAATTATTACCAGCTGAAGGACCCGTTAGAGTTCAGATCCTAGGAGATATTACAGCAGAAAAACAAGACCAAGCAAATCGTGTTAAAGATTTTATGAACTATCAAATCATGGATCAGATGAAAGAATATGAACCAGAGTTTGATCAAATGCTTTTCTATTTACCCCTAAGCGGTTCTGCCTTTAAGAAAGTTTATTATGATGATCTTTTAGGTAGAGCCGTTTCAAAATTTATACCATCAGAAGATATCGTTGTACCTTACTCTGCAAATTCATTAGATGATGCAGAAGCAATAATTCACATTGTAAAGATTTCTAAAAATGATTTAAGAAAACAACAAGTAGGTGGATTCTATAAAGATGTAGAATTAACAGCACAACCTGCTCTTAAAGAAAGTCCAATAAAAGAAAAAGAATTAGATCTACAAGGTTTAACTGCTAATAGTTCAGAAGATATTTATACTCTTCTTGAAATGCATGTGAATATAGATCTTGAGGGATATGAAGACGTTGACCCTACAACTGGTGAGCCCACAGGAATTAAATTACCTTACGTTGTAACATTAGACGAAGACTCAAATAAAATTTTATCTATCAGAAGAAACTACGCACAAGATGATCCTTTAAAAAGAAGAATCAATTACTTTGTACACTTTAAATTTTTACCAGGTTTAGGTTTCTATGGATTTGGTTTAATTCATATGATTGGTGGATTATCTAGAACTGCAACAGCAGCGTTACGTCAATTACTAGATGCAGGAACTTTAGCAAATTTACCAGCTGGATTTAAACAAAGAGGAATTAGAATTAGAGATGATGCTCAACCTATTCAACCAGGTGAGTTTAGAGATGTAGATGCTCCTGGTGGAAATATCAGAGATTCATTTATGCAATTACCATTCAAAGGACCCGATCAAACATTACTTGCTTTGATGGGGATATGCGTTCAAAGTGCTCAACGCTTCGCGAGCATCGCTGACTCACAAGTAGGCGATATGAACCAACAAGCAGCCGTGGGTACTACTGTGGCGCTATTGGAACGTGGATCGCGGGTTATGTCTGCTATTCATAAAAGACTTTATGTTGGCTTGAAAAACGAATTTAAATTATTATCAGAAGTATTTAAAACTTACTTACCACAAGAATATCCATACGATGTTCCAGGTGCACAAAAGAATGTTAAAGTTGCAGACTTTGATGATCGTATAGATGTATTACCAGTTGCTGATCCAAATATTTTTTCTCAGACTCAAAGAATTTCTATGGCGCAAAGCCAATTACAATTAGCACAATCTAATCCACAGATTCATAATTTATATCAAGCATACAGAAGTATGTATGAAGCATTAGGTGTAAAAAATATTAATAATATTTTACCACCTCCAGCTCAACCAATACCAATGGATCCTGCATTAGAACATATCTTAGCAATTAGTTTAAAACCATTTCAAGCATTTCCAGGTCAAGATCATAAAGCACACATTGATGCTCATTTAAATTTTATGAGTTTAGCAATGGTACAAAATAATCCAGGTGCAATGGCTTCTTTACAAAAAAATATATTAGAGCACATTAGCATAATGGCTCAAGAACAAGTTCAAATAGAATTTGTAAGAGAATTACAAGAAGTTCAACAGATTCAAATGATGATGCAACAAATGGGTGCAATGAATCCTGCTATGATGGGTGGAATGCAACAAAATCCACAGATGATGCAAGCACAACAAAGACTTCAACAGATTGTTAATGCTATAGAATCTAGAAAAGCTATTCTAATTGCTGAAATGACTAAGGATTATGCTGAAGAAGAACAAAAAATTACAGGTGAATTTGGTGCTGATCCTTTATTAAAGTTAAAATCAAGAGAATTAGACCTTAGAGCCAAAGAAAATGAACGTAGAAAAGAATATGAACAAGATAGAATCAACTTGGATAAGATGAAAGCCATGATGAATCAACAAAATCAAGAGGAAAAACTGCAACAAAACGAAGAATTAGCTTCTCTTCGCGCTGGTGTATCGCTTGCTAAGTCAGGAATGGGCAATACTCAAATAAAATTTGATAATTAATCATTAAAAGAGTATAATTTAAATTTAAACAGGAGAAAAATATGAGTAAAGATTGGCAAAGAGGTTCGGGATACGTAAACGCACCTAAAATTGAAAAAGAATTAGGTATTAATAGCGATGGCTATAAATCTGGCGGTGTTGTTATTGAGGCGACTAATGATCAAGAGTCTCAAACAGTTGACGTTAGAGGAACTAAACGTATTAGAGCTGAAAAGAAACCAGTTAAAGCTACTTGGTATTAATAATCAATAGATTTTAAAATGCCTAAAGGTTCTAAAACTATTTTTGATGAATTGGAAATGGATGTTCCATATCCACATGCACAAATTTCTAAACATGAAAAAGGTATTCTTAATAAAGGACAGAACAAAGGCGTAAAAGGCGAAGTTAGAGGACAAGGAATTGTCTTAAAAGAAAAAATAAGGAAAGCGAAATCATATTAATGTTAGCAGCACTATCTACAATTGCACCACTAGCTAAAATGTTGTTCTCAACAGTGGATAAAGCTATCCCTGATAAAGACTTAGCAGAAAAATTAAAAGCACAACTTAATACTGAGTTATTAAAATCATCAACAGAACAACTTAAAGCAGCAGCTTCAATTGTTGAAGCAGAAGCTAAATCAGGTTGGTTTTCAGCAAGCTGGAGACCTTTATTAATGTATGTTTTAATATTCATTTTAGTATGGAATTATATTATTGGACCTGTTATAAAACTAATGATAGGAACAGTTATTACATTTGAACTTCCAGGAGACGTTTGGACACTTTTACAAATTGGTCTTGGGGGATATGTAGTAGGACGTAGTGGAGAATCCATTGCGAGAAGTTTAGCAAACAAACAACCAACAGGAGAAAAATAAATGAGAAACGATTACGGAATAAGATCTGATGTCAGATTTGCCAAAGGTGGTAAAGCTGTTAAAAAAGGAAGCACATCAAAAAAAATGATGGCATCTGTAAAAAGATTAGATAATAAAAAAATAAACAAGAAAAAATAATGGGTGATATATCTTTAAGAGGACATGGTGTTGAAATGAAAAGAAAAAGCTTTGCTAAAGGTGGTAAAGTTAAAAAAGATAAATCTTTTCCTGATTTAAATAAAGATGGTAAAGTAACTTTCAAAGATGTTTTAAGGGGACGTGGTGTTGTTAAAAAAGCCAAAGGTGGTTCAGTTAAAGTAGGTAAAGTTATGAGAGAATTTAAAAAAGGAAAATTACATTCTGGTAAAAAAGGTCCAGTTGTAAAATCTAGAAAACAAGCAATAGCTATAGCACTTTCAGAAGCTGGTAAATCTAATAAAAAATAATGATTAAAAAATTAAAACATTTATTTTGTAAATTATTTAAAATCAAACAATGTAAATGTAATGGCTAAACTTTGTCCAAGAGGAAAAGCAGCAGCTAAAAGAAAATTTAAAGTCTATCCAAGTGCATACGCAAATATGTATGCTTCAGCTGTTTGTTCAGGAAAAGTAACTCCAGGTGGTAAAAACAAATCTCAACAAAGAAAATCAGTATCTAATTATAAACAAGGTGGAATTGCTAAAGGTTGTGGAAATGTAATGGAGAATAGAAGAAAAGTTACAAAAAAATATTAATATGGCTGGTCTTAGAGAATGGGTTCAAGAGAAATGGGTAGATATTGGATCTAAAAGAAAAGACGGTTCTTTTGCTCCATGTGGAAGATCAAAAGGAGAAAAAAGAAAAGGTTATCCAAAGTGTGTACCATTAGCTAAAGCTAGATCAATGTCAGAAGGTCAAAGACGTTCCGCGGTCATGAGAAAAAGAGCCGCTGGTAATACAGGACCTAAACCTACAAATGTTTCAACATTTTCAAAAAGAAAAAATATGAAAGAAGGTGGATTAGTTAGTAGAGGACAGGGAATCGTTATTAAAAATAAAAAAACAAAAATATATTAATGGGTGATATTTCTTTAAGAGGACGTGGAATTGAAAGAAAAAGATTTGCTAAAGGAGGAACTCCTGCATGGCAAAGAAAAGAAGGTAAGTCCGAATCAGGTGGATTAAATAAAAAAGGTATTGCATCTTATAGAGCTGCAAATCCTGGTTCTAAATTATCAATGGCAGTAACTACTAAACCAAGTAAGTTGAAAAAAGGTTCAAAAGCTGCTAATAGAAGGAAGTCATTTTGTGCTAGAATGTCTGGTATGAAAAGAAGATTAACT